GCAACTAATCTGTTTGGAAAGCTTAACCCATACAAGTTAGTGTATGTGTCAGGTTTTCTTACTCCTGATCTCGGCCACTCTAAAGCCTGAGTATCAGCTACCCTAGCTCCTAAAAACTTTTCTCTATCAATCCTCTGGGCTGCGGTAAATAAAGCACGATTTTTATTATCAGTACTAGAGCCGTCCCAAGCTGCATTGTCATCACTAAGGATTAAACCTTCAATGAAAGAGTTTGCATCAGCAAGAGTTATATAGGTGTTGGCACTAGCCCCACCAACAGTTGCATCAAGGGTTATCGCCATTTACTTTTACCTTTTGTGGCTTACGTTTTGGTTTTGGCTTAGATGTGGAAACAGAAGCCGCCTTTTGAGCAGCTTCATTTTGTTCCCTCATTCGCTTAAAAGCAAATAGAGCCATTAGCTAGATGCACCTTTTAGTGCAACAAAGTTAATAACAATCGCTTCACTTAATGAACCACCAGATACGTTAGAGACTGTGATTTTGAAAGAACCAGCAGCAATGCTGTTAGCACTTACGATATAAGCCCCTGCTGTTCCAGCAGATCCATGACAAGCAACTACAACATCAGTAGCAGCAATTTTTGTATTGGTAACTGTGAAAGATACCTCTGCTGCGTCTGCTAAAGCTGCGTTGTTCATTGTGATCTGACCTGACTCTGTACTTAGAGTTACGGCAGTTCCCTTGTTTGTGGCCTGAGTTACAGTCCCACCATCTGTTGGTCCAGCTAAAGATCCAGCAGTGATTTCAAATAATGATGGCATGATTAATCCTGATTAGATGCGACAGTAGCACGAACAATACCGATGTTCTTTGTCTCATAAACTTTCGACCAAGAGGCAACAGTCTCTAAAGTTGTACGAGTTGGGTTTACAGTAGAAACTGCATACTTAAGACCTACTGGGTGGTAGATGTAATGAAGATCTACAGCCATTGCTTCTTCTAAAGCAAGAATGTCTCTATCAGTTTGAGTTCTGATTGGAGATTGCTCACCAGTTACAACTGCTCCTTGTGTAAAGAAGAAAGTTGAATACTCTGTTGAAGAACCACTGTTTGCAGTAGGTACATCGTCAGAAACAATTACGTTAAGACCCATAAAAGTGTTAACTGTATTTGGTCCATCAAATGCTCTAGTTGTACTACCAGAAGCTGCTGCAGTATCAGGAGCGCCAGTATTATCGTAGATTCTGTCTATAGCATTACGTTCAACAAGGTCATAAAAAACCTTCGAATGCATTGCAATAGCTGTAATCTTACCGCCTTGATCACCAAGTAAAGCTTGTGCTTTAGCAACGTGTCTAGGACTTAAAACTGTAGGAGTATCACCTGATTCTGAATCTATACAAAGATCAAACAAAGCTGAGTTGCTATCATTTGCAGTCATAGAACCAAAAGCACCAGTTAAGCAAGAATATAAATCCTTCTGTTTCTGGTTGTTTACATAAGCAGCCATCTTCTGAGCAATAGCAGCCATTGGATCAAGACTACCGCCAACAGCTAAAGATGCTAAATCTCTAGAACTGAAAGCTCTACCTCTATGAAGAACAGCAGCAATTTGATTATCTGCTGTAATCTTTGATGGTGTTAATGATGTTGAATCTGTTAAGACTTCAAAATCTCCACTCAAGTTTGCTTTATAAAAAGGTATTTTTACAAAGTCTCCGCCTCTCTCTGCGGATAGATTTAATTCTGCCAAAGGTTGTACTACACCACTCTGAAGGAAAGAATCTCTGTTAGTAGTTTCTTCGATCAAGTATGGTGTGAACACCTCAGGAATTATTAAATCACTGCGTAATGTCGCCATGAAAATTTAATAAATATGTTCACTTCGAGGCACAACCCCTGACGTAGCACAACCACGTTGTTTCTATATTAACCGCTAACTGCGTTTTTGAGCATATTATATTTATTTACATCTGTTCTAAATAATCTTGCCTGTTCTGTCAAATTAAATGAATCTGGTGCAAATGGGTTTTTGTCTCCAGCTATTACTGTTTCAGTCTGTACTTTTGTAGTAGTAGCTCCACCGCCTTGAGGTCTTGGGTTTTTTTGTACCCATTGAGGCATATTTGACATAGCCCAATCTTTCACAGGTGTTCTGTTATAACCATCAACTACAACTACAGTTCCGTTTGGTTCTCTTGATAATTGATCCTTGCTAATGCGACTCAATACATATTGGGGATCGTGAACAACATCAGCAAGGGCTGTGACTGCTGGTGCTTCAACTTCTAACTGTCTTTGTTTAGCTTCTAGCTCTAGTATCTTTTTGTTCTTTGCTTCTTCTGCATCTCTGTATTGTTGAGCCTGTTTTGCAATCGCCTCATCATATCTGCCCTTTGCCTCTAGCTCTTCTTGTTCTTTCTTTTGTTTATATGCAATCAGTGCATCTACATCAACATTAGGTGGTACTGCCTTTGCAGCTTCTTTAGCTTTCTTATAATCATCTAATAATTCAGCTTTACTTTTCCTGAGTGATTCAACTTCTGCCATTAACGCTGCTGTATCAACAGGTGGATTAGGTTTGATTGTTTCGTCAGCCATAAATAAATTTTAACAATAATTAATATTTAATATAGCTTACCATTTAACTTTGTCAGCCCAGTATGCAGCAGACATTGGACCCTTATCAATATGTTTTTTAAATCTAGCCTTGAAACTTGCTCTTCTATCTTTTGATTGTTCTGACTCTCCCTTTCTTCTTGGACTACCTGATATACCTTGCTGACCAAATCTTATTAATTTTACTTGTTTTCCTTCTTTTGCTAATACAACATGAGAACTAATTGGGTGATTTGTAGTTCTTTTAGGAATATTGACACCTTTTAATCCATATTTTTTAAGTTTATTTTGTATTTTTTCTTTTTCAGTCATTTTCCTTTTCTCTTCATTGCCATATTGTGTGCTTCAGTAAATGAAACTCCTTCTCTCATCTTGCGTTTCATAAAATCCATATGAGTCTTGCTATGACCATGAGCCTTTTGATGTTTTGCAAGTGTATTCTTCTGTCTGGTAGTTAGCTTCACTTTTTCTTTGGAGGTGCTGCTCTTAATTCAGATCTTTTTTTTAATACTGCATTTCCTGTAGAGTCAGAGATTATCTTAACAATAGGATCATCTTTACTACCTACTCTTGTGACTTGACCGCCACTAGCTGTTTTTATCTTGGCTCTAGTTCCAGCATTTGCGCTAACAACTTTGCCAAAAGTACGTTTACCAGCGTAAACCCAACTAACCCTAGAACCTTTTTTCATTTTTAAGTTTTTTTAGTTTTTTTCTTAGTAGTTTTAGGCTTTACTTCACAGTTTTCAACCTTTGGTTTTGACTCATCATAAGTCTGAACTTTAAATGTATAACCCATTATTTTTTTCCTCCTTTCTTAACTTTCTTTTTTTTCTTAGGTGTGTTGTACATAGGAAAATAAGTAGCTGAATATATCTTACTTCCTTTTACGTTTTTTAGCAGTTGTTAAAGCTATTGCCTGTGCTTGCTTTAATGTTTTGCCTTCTTTCATTAACATACGAATGTTAGCAGAGATAATTTTTTGTGATTTACCTTTTTTTATTGGCATAGCTATCCAAAGTATTTGTTAAGTAAGTCAAAGTCCTCATCTTCCTTAGCATCTACATACAAACCCTCAACGATCTGTTCAAATTTTTTTCTATTATCGCCCCTAGTTTTTTGTAGTGCATCGTAAATACGTTTTGGTACTGTTCTGTTTTTAGGGAACTTCCTTGAAAGTTCTAGCGCTTCAAATGGTGTCATAAATTTTTCATGGCCTCCTCAAAAGTTTCGTCTACCCATTTATACAAACGTGGTGCGTTCTTTTGCAACCCTTCTGGATTAAAAATATACTGAGTGAAAGATTCCGCGAATTGTTCTGCTACATTCTTACGACTATATTCAGTTGGATATGTCATGCCCTTTAAGCTTAAAAACCGCCTGCCTAATTTAGGCATACCCGCTTGAAAGTGTACTTGGTGTCCCATTTCATGAACGAAAGTAGAAAACCAGTCTATACTTGCGTCCATTGGGTGTGAGTTAGACCATATTTCACTAACACCTTCTTTAATACCTTGCCTGTATCTTTCATAAGCAGTGCCTTTAAATTTACTAAATTTTAAGTTGGTATTTAAAGTACCTGTTGCACTTTTTTTGATTGTCTTGGCAGATGCTTTACTAATTTTTTTTGCTCCATCTCTTAATCTTGTATGAACCATTCCTGAGTTCATAATGGTATAGCCATTAGAATTGCCACTAGCATTGCCAAATAAACTGTTGACTACTTTTCTTTGAAAATTTGAATCTAGCATTCGACCTTGCTTAAGCAAACTTATATTCCTTTCAAATAATCTGTCATGCCCTCCTAATACTCTATTGCCTGTACCTAGCCATAATTTCTTCCAATCTTTTGCGTCTGTTATAAGATCACTCTCAGACATTTTATCAATAGCTTTGAATCTTTTGATAACAGTCTCATTAGACTTTTCAAAAGCTTTTAAATTATCCCCTGTCAAAAATCTTTGCCTTAGATCAGTAAAATTCTTAGTTTTTTCATGTTTCATATTGAATTGATTAACAATATTACCTTTTTTCATAAATAATCTCATCTTTTTAATATGTTTTTCAGTTAAGCCACCTAAAGTCTCCATGCTGTCTAAGCTATCCTCTGTAAACTCTTGAATATTGCCAAATTTGTTTTTAGTAAGCCATGTATCAACACCTTCAGTTGACATAGTTGGTGATGTCTTGATCTTCGTTGCTTTCGCCACAGGTGCGGCTATCTTTTTAGCAACACTAGGTTTGGCATATATTTTTTCTAACCTATCAAGTGGTAGTTCTGTACCATCATTCCTTATCATTTTTCTTATGGCTGCGTGTCCTGAACCTTCTTTTTTTGCTAATTTCTTAAAAATATTGACTTTTTTTTCTGTGCCTAGAGTCTTTACTTGTAGCTTTTTATCTTGTTGTAAGAGCCAATCACCATATTGAGTTCCCTGTGGGACTCTACCAGTTGCACTAGGTCTGCTAACTACCTTTCCTACTGGCGGTTCTGTTAAACCTTCAAACCCTTTGCGCTTACTTAAGCCTTCATAGTCAACAACAGGAACAGTAGTAGATCTACAATTAAAATGTTGTGGTGGTGTTGGTCCTTTGTTGTACGTAAACTTTCTGCCATCAAGCCTCATACAAATATTACTGGTCTTACTATCAAGCGTTGCAACATATTCATATCTGGGTGCTACTTTGCTATTTGCTGCGTACACAGATTGAGAAGCCTGATTCTGTACCTGATTAACGGAAGTCCTAACAACTGTTTTAATCTGGTGACTTGCTAACTTTATAGCCTGTCCACCAGCTGCAATTTTTTGTCTAGTAGTTGCTACCGCGTCAAATTCCAATGTGCCTGCCAAACTCTTGGCAATCTTGTTAACCGATTCTCCACTAAATACACCAGCTGTAATAGTCCTATCTAATAATGCATGATTCCTTATAGCTATACCTCTGAAAGCTTTTTGTACTGTCTGACCATTTGGCAAAGTCATCATTGCACCCTGCCTAGCTGTAAGTTCAAATTTACCCGATCCAAACTTAATGAAATCATCTTCAGTAAATTGCTTGCTGGTAAATATATTGACTTTCGTGGGATCTGTTTTAACAAAAGAAGTAGCGTACCTTTGGTTTACTGCTACTGAATTAATAGGAACTTGACCAGACTTCACTGCTTTTTTTAACTCACCTTCAATAAATCCTGTCTGTATCTTTGCTAATCCTTCCATCTCTTTTATCATTTGCTTTGTTGCGTCTTTATTCCATCTGTCCATACTTGCTTTTGACTGTGCGAGTATTGCTCTTAATCTTTTTTTTGTTTGTGGTGCAACTGCTATATTTACCC